GGTTATTTGGAATTTAGGATGGCCATATAAATAAAGGATAAATATGAAAAAGAAAAAAGCTAGAAAACAAAAAACAAGAAAAAAATTAGAAGAGATGTCATGTGGTAGTGCAGACGGATATCCTCAACAATTACAATTAGAAGAATTTTTTAAGTGTCCTATATGGTTTGCAGATGAACCAAAATTTGTAGATGATTTAAATAAAGCATCGGATAAATATATTGAAGAGTCGAAGAAAACATTAAAACCAGCTATTAATAAACGTAATAAAAAGTTTGGTGATAAAGGAGACATGGGTCATGTCTTCCATTCAACAACATTAATTGGTGATCCTAATTTTGCAGAATTACAAAATTATGTAGGTGCAACAGCACATAACTTATTAGGTGAGATGGGTTTTGACATGTCGGGTCATCAGTTGTTTACTACAGAATTATGGGTACAAGAATTTGCTAAAAAAGGCGGTGGACACCATACTTTACACACTCATTGGAATGGCCACATCTCTGGATTTTATTTTTTAAAAGCAGATGAGTCTACATCATTACCAATGTTTGAAGATCCAAGACCAGGAAATCTTATGAATTTGTTACCAGAAAAAGATAAATCAAAAGTAACCTATGCTTCATCACAAGTTAATTATAAACCTATACCTGGTAGAATAATATTCTTTCCATCATATATGCCTCATCAATACATTGTAGATATGGGATATAGTCCATTTAGATTTATACATTGGAACTGCCAAGCAATACCGAAAGGAGTATTAAATGTCGTTTAAAACAAATAAATACACAGTATTAAAAAAAGCTATCTCACCTGAGCTAGCAAATTTTGTTTATAAATATTTTTTAAATAAAAGAAATGTTGCAAGGTTTTTATTTGATCAAAAATACCTATCACCGTTTACAGAATACTTTGGTGTATGGAATGACAGCCAAGTGCCTAATACTTATTCACACTACGGGGATATAGCCATGGAAACTTTATTACAAGAAGTAAAACCTGTAATGGAAAAACATACAAAATTAAAATTATCAGAAACTTATTCATACGCAAGAATTTACAAAGAAGGTGATATACTAGCTAGACATAAGGATAGATACTCATGTGAGATATCTACTACATTAAATCTAGGTGGTGATCCATGGCCAATATATCTTGATCCAACAACTAAAACAGGTCAAGCTGGTATTAAAGTACAACTAGAACCAGGAGATATGCTAATCTATTCCGGTTGTGAACTAGAACATTGGAGAGAAGAATTTAAAGGTAAGAACTGTGGTCAAGTATTCTTACATTATAACAAAGCTAATTCTAAAACAGCTAAAGAAAACTACTTAGACAAACGACCCTTACTAGGCGCACCCGCTTGGTTTAAAGGTGTTAAGTTGACAAAAATTAAAAAATAGTCTATACATTAGGCTTGCAGGGGGATGATCCACCACAGATTCCCTCTGCTTTAAAACCTATTGAAATCACACACAATCTGATATAACACCTAATAAACAGGTTTTTATATGTTACAAAAATTAGGCTTTGCTCCAGGATTTAATAAACAAGTCACAGAGACCGGTGCTGAAGGGCAATGGTTTGATGGTGATAACGTACGTTTTAGATATGGTTCACCTGAAAAAATAGGTGGTTGGCAACAATTAGGACAAGATAAACTAACAGGCGCAGCTAGAGCTATTCATCATTGGGACGATAATGCTGGTATTAAGTACGCAGCCATAGGAACCAACAGAATTTTATATGTATATTCAGGGGGTACGTATTACGATATACACCCTATAAGAGCTACTTTAACAGGCGCAAAATTTACAAGCACATCATCATCTAAAACAGTTACGGTAACATGCACCGGGGCTCATGGATTAATAGAAGACGACATTGTTTTATTTGACAGTGTAGCAGGAGTGCCTGCAGCATCTACTTACAGTAATGCTACGTTTGAAGATATTAAATACATGGTAACGTCTGTACCAACTACTACAACTTTTACAATTACAATGGAAAACCAAGAGTCAGGAACACCTTTGACTACAAGTGATGGAAACAGCGCTTCTATATTGTGTTATTTTACAGTGGGTCCTTCTCAACAACTTGGTGGTTTTGGTTGGGGTGCTGGTTTATTTGGAGGTACTTCACTAGGTGCTGCAACTACAACTCTAGCTTCTACTATAAATGATACTGTAACCGATATTCCTTTAACTAACTCAGCAGCTTTTCCATCAACTGGTGAAATAAGAATAGGTACAGAAGATATTAGTTATACAGCTAACAATACTACAACTAACACATTAAGTGGTGGTGCAAGAGAAGTTAATGGAACTTCTAAAGCAGGACATAGTGGTGGTGCTACAGTCACAAATATTTCTAGTTTTTCTGGGTGGGGAGATCCAGCATCTTCTGACTTTACAATTGATCCTGGTCTATGGATTTTAGATAACTATGGTACAAAATTAATTGCGCTTATTTATAATGGTAAGTGTTTTGAATGGGATGCTTCAGCTGCAGGAGCTGTCAACACTAGAGCGACATTACTTGCAAACGCACCAACTGCATCACGTCATGTATTGGTATCTACACCAGATAGACACTTAGTGTTTTTTGGTACAGAAACTACAGTTGGAACACCTTCAACTCAAGATGATATGTTTTTACGTTTCTCTGATCAAGAAAATATCGATGGCACAGATGCCTACACAGTAAAAGCAGAAAACAATTCTGGTACACAAAGGCTTGCTGATGGGTCTAAAATTATGGGAGCTATTAAAGGTAGGGATGCAATCTACGTATGGACCGATACCGCATTGTTTTTAATGAAATTTGTAGGTGGAGACTTTGTATTTGCTTTTGAACAAGTAGGTACTAACTGTGGATTGTTTGGTAAGAATGCTTGTATTGAAGTTGATGGTACGGCTTATTGGATGTCAGAGAATGGTTTCTTTACATACGATGGTCAGTTAAAATCTATGCCTTGTCTTGTAGAAGACCATGTCTACGATGATATAAACGCTACATCTAGAGACCTTATTAATGCAGGACTAAATAATTTGTTTGGTGAAGTAAGTTGGTTTTATTGTACAGCAGCATCAGATCAAATTAACAGAGTAGTTACTTATAACTATTTAGACTCATCACCTAAACGTCCTATATGGACAACAGGTACTTTACCTAGAGCTGCTTGGCAAGATTCTGCAGTCTTTGATAAACCACACGCAACTTGTTACAAACCTGCTGATGACGCATCATCAGATGTTATTGGTAATACGGACGGAAGTACGATATACTATAATCAGGAAACAGGAACCGATCAAATTAATGCAGGAGGAATAGTGACTGCTGTAATTGGTAACATTGTTTCTGGTGATTTTGATATTACTCAACGTAGAAGTAACACAGGACAAACTGTAGGGATGCCAGACATTAGAGGAGATGGTGAATACATTATGAGAATTAGTAGATTTATACCAGATTTTATTTCACAGACAGGAGACACTGCAGTTAAGTTTAAAACAAGATTATACCCAAACAGTAATGAGACTACTACAAGTTTTACTTGTGATTCGACTACAACTAAAAAAGATGTAAGAGTAAGAGCGAGACAAATTGCATTAGAAGTTGCAAACACAGGCACTTCTCAAGATTGGAAACTAGGAACATTTAGATTAGATATACATCCAGGAGGAAGAAGATAATGGCTACAGATGCAGAGATAAGAGCAGCGGGTTTTAAATATATTCCACAACAACAGTATTTACAAAATCCTTTTGAGTTACCCAAGAATGAAGAACCGGTAACTAATTCAGGTATCGTTGCAACTAATGCTTTTACAAATAGTGGCGGTGGTGGTGGTTACTATGCTGGTTCTCCTAATAACTTAATACAAGATTATAATACAGCTACAAAAAACCAATATTTTGATAATCAAAAAACACCTTTGGTAGATATGAACTATGAACAAAAATTGCAATCTAATTTTTTAGGCATGCCGAGTTACAGACAACAAGAATTAACGGGTCCAGATATGGGTGAGTATATTGCAGGACAAAGAATAGGTTATACTCCAGGTGGTGAAATTGGTTTTAGTTATGGTCAAGATATTCCTTTAGAATTAACCACTGCAGGTAAAATTCAAAGTAATTTAGAAAATGTCACAGATAAAGCCAAAGGTATAATGAGTAACGTAAAAGGATTTGGTCCAGTAAGTATGGCACTTAATGCTATGGATAGATTTGATACATTATCGCCAGTTGATCAACAATTTATAGAAATGAATATGGGTTACACCGGTCCAACAGTATTTGGTGAAAACAATTCAGGGTTATCAAAAGATCCATTTGGAATAAACACTAGATCTGCATTTGGTAATTATGCAGACTATGTAGAAGATTATGACACAGATTATACTGAAAAAGAACTTGAAAAATTTTCTAAATTAAAACAACAAAAAATAAAGTTTTATAGAGAAAAACAAAAAGAATTAAAAAAAATAGAACAAGCAGAAATTGAAAAACAAAAACAACAAGCTCAAGACTTTATGGATAAAAATCCTAATTACGGTAATAACTATCAGGAAAGTAAAGATCATTCTGGAGATGGTGGTTATGGCCACACAGCTAGTTCTCCTGGAGCTACAACAGGTTCTGCTGCTAGGTCAAGGCATGCTAGATCTTCTGATCTAGGTTTTAGTGATATTAGATTAAAAGAAAATGTAGGGTTAATAGGTAAGTCACCATCCAACATAAACATCTATAAATTTAATTACAAAGATAGCCCAACAACTTATCAAGGAGCTATGGCTCACGAGGTGCCTTGGGCATCAGTTAAACATTCTAGTGGTTATATGATGGTAGACTATAATCAAATAGACGTGGAGTTTAAAAAAATATAATGGCAAAAATTGTACAATCATTAACTAGAGCTGAACCAGAATACAATCAAACTAACTTACAATCGTTAGTCAGGGATCTTGATTCAGTAATAAAAAAATTAAACACAACGTTTCAACAAGAAGTAAAACAGGAGATAGAAGCTAAAAGTTTCTTTTTAGAATAGTGGCAGTAGTAAACCAATATAAATTTGTAGGTAAAGATAACGACACTACAGGAAATGCACTACCTGTTTTTGCAACAGGTAAACCAGAAGTTAATGAAACTATAATTATTAAGTCAATATTAGTAACATCAGCAGGTACACCTACAGTAACAGTTTTAAACAATAGTATTACAGCTATCAAATCAGCACAGTTGACAGCTAATACAACTAAAGAATTACTAACCCAACCTTTAATCGTAGAAGGCGGATCTGCTTTTACTATACAGTCTAGCACTACAGACTCATTTGATTATGGAGTTAGTTTTTTAAACATTAAAAAGGAGAAAATAGACTAATGATAGAACTAAAACCAGATAAGATAATAACGACTATTAAAAACAAAAAAACAGGTGAGGTCTATGAGACTGAAGAAGCTTTAAAAATGGCTAATATACCTGAAGAAGATGTGCAAAGAGATGTAACAGTTATCATGCCGCCTCTTGATTTAATAGGTAAAACAAAGTAAACATAAGAATTAAGGTAAATTTATGGCAATATCTAGAATGCAAGAACCCCAGCAAATACAATCAGGAATAGGTTCCTTACAGGACCCTAGACAAGGTTATTTTTTAGGTAAACTTGTAAAG